CTCTTTCCTAATCACAAGGTATGGCATCTCGCACGACGTAGCTTGCCCAACGTTAACACCCTCTCCGCAATGAAGCGGTTAGAGGAGCATCTAGTTGGGGAGTCCGTCATCGTGCTAAGTTAGCCATCATTGAGATCACCCTCGAAATCGCAGCCCTATTGAGAAATTAGGCTGTCTTTCGATACCCACCTCGTCTTCACTTGAATACGAGGCCTCTGCGCAACACCATGGGTCCAGGGAATTCCTGGTCCAGGGCGCTCTGTGAAGAGCTGAAGAAACGCAGTGTCGTCATTGGTTGGCGACTTACTGGACGACTCGATGCGAGTCCGAACGTAAATCTCTTCCCGCTGCAATTCCCAGTTCCAGCGACGTGCAAACGTCCTGTTGTCTGGGTCGGTACGGGTTTTGTAACCAAAGGCGCCAGATCTGTGGGCTACATCCGGGATTAACCGGGGTAGTGTCGACGCTAGATAAGATGATGTCGATAGCATAAACTTTTGGTAAAAGTTGTTTGCCGTCGCCACCACACTAGCTAAAGATGCTGGTTTGCCATCATACCAACAATGCCAATACGCCGGGGTCACATTGACCCCTCGAAAGGCTTCAACGCCACAAGATTCCCGAAAGTTTCCTTTCCAGAATGTTTTGTGAGCGTTGACTTTGAAGTACAATACTTCAAGAGTTGATATCAACAGCTCCCGACTGTCCGAAGGGATGACGATGTCATCCCCGAAGACGGCAATGTCTCCTCGGAGGGTCTCGATGTTCCGTACAGTGGCTCGTAACCCGCGCGTTACCAATGCGCAGGCGATGGCTACTGATAGAAAAACGAGTGATTCCACCGGGAAAGTACAGGCACTGCCCATCGTTGAGAACTTTCTCAGCCGGATGATCTCAGGCGCTCGCGCGCTGAGAGATTGTCCGACCTGACGGGTCCGAGACGCTCGTAGAGCTCGTAACATTCGGGGGTTACCCCGGAAGAGCGACTCCACAACGTGCGTAGAAACTCGATCGCTTGCTGCTGACAAGTCAACAGTAGCCAATCGGCCGTCGACTGAAGCAATCCTAGCGAGTTCACCATTGTGCGATTGATCACCGAAGTGAACAAACGCGCCAATGAAACAAGCTGCTGATCGCTCAGCGAAGTAGTGCCACAGGTTTTGCTGGCACCACTGGTTCGCACTCGGTTCTGCGGCGATGAGCCGCGGTTTCGAATACGACTTCGGGACACCGATGAGTCTAGAACTTGGTTCTTGCGAATCAGGCTCCGGAAGATCATCATGTCGTTTTGCCCAAGCCGAATAGCTATGGAAAGCATAATCGGCGAACGGGAACTCGGTTTCCAGAGTAGATGACCAGTTTCGCCAACAGTACTTGTTAGCGATTCCAGTATACTCTGCAACAGCTCCTGGTCCGTGCTTGAACCTCCAATCGGAAGGATCGTAAGATCCGAGACTGGTGGTAACGATGCTCGACACTTTGTCGAGCACCGCAAGGACGACCGAGATTTCTTTCCGGGAACCCGGAAAGAGAGAGTCAATTCTTCCCCTGAAATGGGGAGATTTCTCGAAGCCATGGAAGGTCTCCTGAGATAAATTAACCTCTTCGCTCCAGAACCGAGATGGCTCTGGCAGCGATTGATCGACCGCGTAGAACTCGTCGACTTCCGTCGCGACTTCATCAGCGGTGCAAGGAAAGCTGGCCTTCTTTGCGGCAAAGACAATCTGCCGGAGGAAGAATACAGCTTCCAGGTTTGCGTCGTCCTTCAAACGACCAGCTTCGTCAAAAATCAGTAAGTATAACCCCCTAAGAAATGCGGGGACTAATACGCGACCTGAGACCCGCTTCGTCAGCGGAAGTCCAGATCGGCAGTACTGACCGTCGGACAGACACCTATCAAAGTGTTTGCCGAGCGCCGGGAGGATCTCCAAATAAACGGAAATTCCTCTCGACTTAACGAGGCTTTGAAGATGGGCGAGATCTCTCTCAAATTCCATCCTCAGTGTCGGGAACGCATACATAGCATCTGCGAAGATGTGTTTGTACACGTTGCTCAACTCACTTACATGGCGATTAGACATTCTCCGGGATTAACTCCTAGTGATGTCCCATGCGTCAAGTAGCGATCATCAACCAACAAGAGTCTGAGTTAGAAGGGCCCTCACGACGAGTGAGGATATCCCTAACACTACTTACGACTCCCACTGAACCAACGCGGCCAGGAGCGCATTCGAAGACAAGATCATCTTGTCAGCGACTGCGTCCTCGAGGGTGACTGTGGTTTGACCCGGAAGCACTTCCATAACGAAGTAGAACTTCCGGTAGAACTCAGCCACCGCTCCAGCTGCGAACGTCGTTCTCACGACTTCGAAGTTGTGGCGGTCATATTGTGGGTAGATGCCAGTCGGTTTCACAACCGAATGGCGAATCTTCACAACGTACCTGTCCGTGGAATTGGTGAACCTGTATTCAGATGAATACACGTCCTGGTTGACTAATGTGCAGGTGATGTCACCACCAGCCTGCGGCAAAACGATCGTGTTACCCAACATGTGAGAAATTCTCCTTGGTACGAAACTGCTCTTAGGGCTTGATGCCCTTCAGGACAGCAAGCGCACCAAGAATCGACATCTGCTTCCCCGTGAGGAGAGGCAGTGTAGGAAGGGGGAACGGTATAACGGGAAAGACAGGAAATCTTTCCTTGCGCTCCATTTCTTCTACGTACCACCCGTTAAGGGTATACTGAGAAGGTATGGGATTGTCCAAGATGTACACCGACTTCGATGTCGAATGCCTCATCAAGGACAAGCGGCCAAAGGTCAGACCTAATTCATTGTTGCTCGCTTTTAGGCAAGTGCCTACTATTGAGAACCAATCAATTAGCCAGCTCCAGGGAGTAAGCTCCCAAGCAGCTTCCAATGCAGCATAGTTTCCT